CGGCGTCGAGCATCTTCTGCCCGGCGGGCGTCTCCTTGGCCTCCGCCTCGGAGGCGTGGAACTGGGCCATCCGGTCGGCGAGGATCAACTCGAGCTGGTCGCGGCGGCGCGTGGTGCGCTCCAGCGCGTCGGTGTCGGACGGGTCGGGCATGATGCCCTTGTCTTTCGCCATCTGGATGACGCGCTTCAGGACGACGATCAGGGATTCGGCCTGGTCGAGTTCCTCCTGCCTGGCCGCCGTCATATCGCTGTTGACAAGTGTGTGAATTCGTTGGGTTTGCGCGGACAGGTCATCAAGTTTCGACGCTGCGTCCACCGCCTGGCTCTGCGCCACCTGCGCCTGCGCCTGCGCGACCCGCGCCGCCTCCTGCGCCGCGACCGCCGCCGCGGCCGCCGCGGCCGCCACCTTGTCCTGCCGCTGGTAGTCGGCCAGCTGATCCTCCCGGTGCATACGCTCAGTCCTGTGCGCGAGGATGAGGGGGGCGGTGACGGAGGCGAAGATCGACGTGACGACGGCGAGGGCGACCGCGATGATCGTCCCCATCAGGCGGCCCTCGCGAACCGCTTGCCGCTGCCCGCCAGCATCAGCCCGCCAGGCCAGGGCGCGCACGGCTGGCATCTGCAACTCGGGTGAACAGCGCCCGGGAAGCCGATTGCGGGCATGCGGGAAGCGCGGAAGTTCCGGCCGGACGCGGCCTTGCACGCGGCGGAGGTGCGCTTGTCGGCGACGGCGAGCCAGCCGAGGAGGTCGCCGTGCTCTGCCGCCGCCATGTCGGTCCTGCCCGCCGCCGCGGCGCGGTTCCACATCGCAGCCTGGTGCTGGGCGTAGAAGCGCCGCTCCCGGGTGAGCTGGTCGCGGACCGCGCCGGCGACCGGGTCGCCTTTCGCCCGGGCGTCCCGGACGGCGCCGAGGACCCGCCTCGCGGCGGCGAGCACGAACTGGGCGCGGCGCGCGGCGTTCATCCTCGAGGTCTGCTCCGACGCGGCCCCGATGATGCCGGTGAGCGGCGGCGGGTGCTGCATGACATCGCCGAGGACCGCGCTCAGGGCGGCGAGGGCGGCGGCGGTGAGGATGAACGACGCTTTCAGCGTCTCGATCGCGGTGGCGGCCGAGGTGGCGGTGACGAGGACGGCGGCGACGGCCAGCGGCAGGGCGGGGTCGTCGAGGCCCGACGGCTGCTGCTGCGGGGGCGGCGGGGGGCGCTGCGGGGGGGCGGGGGCGGTCACATCCGCCTCCGCCGCCGGTACCGGTGCGACGCGATGTGCCGCATGTCGCCGAGCGCCGCGGCGAGCGCCCCCGCCCAGTCGCCCCGTTCGCCGGTTGATCTCATGCCGTCGCCTTGCACGTCGAAGCACCAGCGGGCGGTCTCCCGGTCCTTCCAGATCCGCGCTTTCATGCGGCTCTGATGCCCGGGTCGTCGGGGAGGCGCCCGGCCTGCTCCGGGTTGATGCCGGCGGCCTCGCACAGCGCGTTCATCTTCCGGTCCAGTCGCTGGACCTGGTCCTGGAGTTCCCAGATGATCTCGTCGGTGGTGGTGCTGGCCACGGTGTCCCGGCTTTCCTGGTCAGGCGTTCGCGCGCTGTAACGGTGTCGTCACCCATTGTCGCGCCCCTGGCGTGTTAAAGCACATCAGGCGCACCAGGGGACACAGACGCGTTGATGGTCCGGGCGGCGCGCAACCTCCCAGAACGCGCCGCCCGGAGCTTTCACCCGGGGGTCAGGCCGTCGGCGAGGTTCCCGGCGGCACCAGGGCGGTGACGGTGCTGACCGCGGTGTCCAGGGACGCCTGAGTCGCCGCCATGGACGCGACCGCCGTGTCGAGGGCGGTGGTGTCCACCGTCGCAGGGAGCGCGGCGAGCGCAGCCTGCACAGCGGCCACGTCGGTGCCGAGCTGGGTGACCTGCGCCTGCACGTCGGTCATGGTCGCGCCGATCTGGGCGGTCGCGGCGTCGATGTCGCTCTGTGACATGATGATTTTCTCCGTGTTCTGTTGGATCGTGCTGAGCATTGCGCGGATCTCGCGCAAACCGAAAAAATCGGGCATGGGGTTTCCCTCCAGGGTCACTGCGCGAACCCGCCGGCCATCCTCGGCGTGCTCGCCACGACCGTCCCCCCCCGGTCGACGTCCGCCCAGTACGTCACCGGCCCCGACGACACGCTGAACGCCACCGACCTCGCCCCGCCCGCCGGGACCGGCACCGCGAACGTCCTGCCGCCGGCGGTCCAGACGAGGCTCTCCGCGTACCCGGACGCGGCGGGCAGCGGACTGGCGAGGGTGAGGGTCTCATCGCACCGGCACCGCTGCGCGAGCTCCGGCGTCGCCGGGCAGATGACGGTGAACGCCCCGCCGAGCGCGACCGGCGCCGACCATCGGCCGCGCGCCAGGTAGGCGGCGGTGAACGTGACGGCGGCCCCGTCGGCGGCGGTCGCCTTCAGGATCACGGACCCCGCCCCGGCGGGGGCGGTGACGGTCGCGGCGGCCTTCCCGTTCACGAGCAGCGCGTACCGGCCCTCATCGGAGCCGGCCGCCTGCGTGATGACCCCGGTGACGTTCCCCGTCCCGTCGCACTCGCACACCGCCGACGCCCGCGCCCCCGCCGGGTGCGGCGAATACGAGGCGGACGCTGCCAGGCGGGCGGTGAGCCCGTAGACGAGCGTCTGGAAAGCCTTCCCCGCCACCCCGATCCGCAGGTCATCCGCCGGGGCCAGCGCGGACCCGGTGACCCGCACCGGGCTTCCCAGTTCCGTGAACGGCTGCGGCCTCCCCGACCGCCCCGCCGCCCCGATCAGCGCGTTCCCCGCGGTGAACCCGGCGGCCAGGCCGGCCACCGCGTGATGCGACGCCGACACGACGTTCAACTGCGCGGCCCCCTGCTGCCCCGGGGTGGTCGTCTCGCGGGGGAACGCGAGGTTCCTCGTGTACGGGCCGGCGCCGGCCCGCATGCCCGCCTGGAGCCTGCTCATCTCCGCGGCGACCGCGGCCGGGATGACCAGGCCCCTGTAGTAGCCGAGCCCCCCGGTGACCTTCAGCATGTCGATCCGGGCGGCGGCCGCCGTCACATTGTTCCCGCTGTCGCCGCCGTTGGCGTACAGCCAGCTGAGCTCCGCGGACTCCGCGGCGCTCCCCCACTGCCCGGTGCGCCAGGATGTGGGGGCGGTGAGGATCTTCCCCGGCGACAGGCAGATCACGATCCGCCCGCCGGTCTCGAATGACCCCATCCAGTCGGCGCCGCCCGCCCAGCGCATGAGCAGGCCGGCGTGCCGGGCGGGGAGCGGCTCCGATCCCCGCCCCGGGGCCATGGCGCCCGCGGACGCCACCACCGGGACGCCCGCGACCGCGGCCGCCACCCCGGCCAGAACTCCTGTGATCCTGCCGAATCTCAACGTTCTACTCCCCCTGCATCGTTTCCGGTCATTGCGCCGCCGCCGCCAGCCCGCCGGCCATCGGCGGCTTCCCCGCCGGCGGCGACGGCTGCCCCCCCGGGGCGAGCGACGGCAGCGACGGCGCCTGCGCACGCGGCACCCCGCCCGGCTTCGCCCCCGCGCCCTGCGCGATCGCGGTGCCCGCCGCCGCGATCCCCTGCAACTGCCCCAAACCCGCCGCCGCCTCCGGGGGCATCCCGGGCGGCGGGTTCCCCGCCAGGGCCTCCGCCCGCTGCGACGCCGTGCTCACCAGCGACTCATGAACCTGCCCCGCGTCCAGGTCCAGGATCACCGCCATCCGCTCCGTCAGAAGGTCTATGAAGGCGAGGGGAACGTTGAGCTTGGGTGCGGCTGCCATCTGCCCGAACATGGTGAACAGGACAGCGGTCATCGCCTCCTGCAACGGGCCGAACTTCCACTGCGGGAACGCCGCGTCCGCCCCGAAGTTCAGGGTGACGAGCGGGCGGATCAGGTCATGGCTGATGCTGTCGGCGATCTCCGTCGCGACCGCCTCACGGGACGCCAGGTAGTACGAGCTCTGGTCCTCGGACATGCCGTAGGACCCGGCCGAGGCGCCGCCGCCCGCCCGGGTGCCTTTCGCCGCCGCCCCCGACAACTGCAGGAACCCCGCCAGAACGCTGCTGGCCATCCAGTTTTCGAGGAACGTCATGCACGCCGCGAACTGCGCCCCCGCGTCTGTCGCCGACGGCAACGCCTCGAACGTCTTCATGCCCTCCGACGGGTGGACGAGGCCGACGATCCCGCTGCCGCGCAGCTGGGAGATGTCATCCGCGCGGGCGGTCGCCTCGCTCTGGTCGTTGCCGTACACGACCAGGCGCTGCATCGCCATGCCCTCGAGGAACTGTAGCCATAGGTACATCAGCTTGCTCATCGTGCTGTAGCACCAGAACGAGGTTTCAAGCTCGCTCACGCCGGTCAAAGGCTCCCGGTGCTTGCCGTGCGTGTAAATGTAGGAGCGGATCTTCGGGATGTCGACGTATCCCGGCACTTTCTGCTTGTTGTTGAGCATCAGGTTGCCGCCGAAAAGCCACACCTGCTGCCGGAAACCGTTAGGCGCCCCGCTGCGGTCGTTGTACCTCGCCTGGCACGTCGCAGGGGGACGGTAGGAGACGGCATCGTAAATTATTTTGCCGTCGGACTCACGGACCTTGAACGTTTTCTCGAAAAACGACCGCTTGAATACCTGGGCGGCGGTGATCTGGCCGACTAGCGTGCTGATCGGCGTTTTCATCCCGCCGGACTCGTTCGGGGTCATCAGCACCGACGTGACCAGCTCAGCTTCGCCCTTATCGCCTTTCGCGGGCTCGATGGTGTAGGGGGCGCCGCGAATAGGGAGGGTGAGAACCTGCTCAATGGCGGCGGCCATGCCATTGCGGACCAGCATCGTCTTGTAATCACGCGCGGAGAATTCACCATAGTCGAGCCGTTAAGAAAACATCCCCTTCGCCATAATAAGCGAAAAGCCTCTGCCCCATATCAAATGAGGTTCCTTAAGGTCCCGATCTCTGGGCCCATGAGAGCCCGCTTGCCGGAGCCGCGGGAACCCTTGGGGGGGAGATCGGGGAAGGCAATCACGTTAGCGTCGTTGGATGCCATCTGTTTGCACCACCCCCTCTCCTGACGGGGCGCACGCGGGCGCCAGTCTGCACGTGCAGATGCACGCGCCGGATGCACGTGCACCCTCAGACTAGCCCCTTTGCGCGGCCGGCGTCACGATCCCCCGGCCCCGGGCGGGGCGAGGCCCCCGGTGAGGAAGTGGCCGGGCGTGACCGGGTTCAGCGGCTGGAAGGCCACCGTGTACCGGTTGTCGTAGTCGAACTCGCCGGCCTTGATCCGGGCGCAGAACGGGCAGTCGCGC